GGAGTATGTACTACTAAGACATAAGGAACATGTACTACTAAGACATAAGGAACATGTACTACTAAGACATAAGGAACATGTACTACTGAGACATAAGGAACATGTACTACTGAGACATAAGGAACATGTACTACTGAGACATAAGGAGTATGTACTACTCAGGTTGTGGTTTGTCATTGGAGTTAGATAGTACTGTTAGTGTAGTAGCAGTTTAGCAGTTAGTAGTATATCCAACGATATTACTATTACTAGTATCTGTGATATTAAGCTATCTATGATACTAGCTAGTTAGCATACTTATTCATTACTACCTGTACTGCTCTATCCTCTTCCTTCTATCCCCCCTATATCCCCCCTTCCTTCTCTCCCCTTTCGACGTGGATTGATGGTTTTACTATTATTTATGAGAGAGGGTGATAACGAACGGTACGACCCGAGTGATGGTGTATCGTTCACCTGCTACCGCCTCTCCATGAATCTTACAGTTTCACGAGCTGCTGTTCATTTCTTCTAAAAACGGTTGGGTGGATAAAAATGATACGAGAGGTTATGATTGGGAACAAAAAGCCACATGTGTACTTGAACTATCTCTATAATCTTGACGGGACAAAGGGCGAGGAGATAGTCCTGAAGGCTCGCGGTAGTAACGCATTGGTGGCGCTGAACGTTCTCGAAATGTATAAGCGGACGATGAAAGTTGATTTGGAATTCAGGTTGAAGACGGATACCATCTCGCGTGAAGGCGAGGATGGCTCAATCTATAAGGTTACAGAAGTAGAGATTTCATGGGTTGATTCGCGGTAATTACCACTGATGGCTTCGTGGGATCAGTATACACTTGAGACAAAGTCTCTGTTTATAGGGATACCAGTGCATCCTAGCATTAGCCAACTCCCGCTCAGTTTCTGGATGTCGCTAATGAATGCAGTAAAGCCAGTTAAGTTCCAACTTTCAATCAATACCGAGTTCGAGATCGGCACTGCACGGAACTCAATCGTTCGTGAGTTTCTGAATAGCGGGTTCAGTCATCTGCTATTCCTTGATTCTGATATCGTACTTGAACGCGATACCATTCTCAGGTTGATGTCACATGCTAAACCGTTAGTGTCTGCGCTGTACTTCACAAAAGGCGGTGCGATGGAACCAGCTGCGTGGTTCCACTCTAAGGTACCGTGGAAACGAGACGCACCAGTGATCAAGCAAGTTGAACCGAGGAAGTTCGTGCATACCAAAACGAACGAACCGGTAAAGGGACTGGTGGAAGCGGAGTTGCTGGGCATGGGCTGCGTATTGGTTGAAAGATCCGTGTTCGAACGGCTGGAGCAGCCGTGGTTCTATTACTCGATGGCAGATGAGAACATGAAGGATGAAGATCGCATAAGCGAGGACTTCTACTTCTGCTACTCTAAGTTGTACAAGAAACTGGGCATCAAACCGCTGCTCGATACGAAAGCTATCGTGGGGCATATGACGAAGGCGATTGTTGTCGGTACTGGTCAAGTGAATTTGAACCCGAGGGTGTGACGGAGGCAAAAATATGACTCTTATAACTGTGTTGTCTCCTGTGTTCTGGCCGCAAGACGGCCTTTGTTATAGGTATTATGGCGGGGTTGAGCCCTTGATTGAGGGCATTATGTCTGAATGGGTTCGTATGGGTCATGAAGTGCAATGCATATGTGCTCACGGCTCGAAGGACTGGGATGGTGTTAAGGTACTGACCGCTCCGCGACCACTAACGCCGAATGTGCATACTGCCATATTCGAGCGGGACCTGTTCAATCGATACGAAACGGAAATTCTGAAATCCGATGTGATCTGGGACAATACGCACTTCATGCCGAGCTTCGTCGAGAAGCACCTGAAGAAGTGGGGGGTACCAGTCTGGGCGACTTGGCATCACAGCCCCGATAACTTGCAGACTCTGCCACCTGTTGATGCGGATCATTTCATAGCAATCTCGAAATGGCAGCAGAGAGCGTTGGAGGATAAGTTTGCGGTTCCGTTCCATCAAGTGTATAACCCAATACGGCAGGATGTGTACAAAAACACCGAAGGTGAGGGCAAGGGCAAACATTGGCTGTTCTTGGGGCGCATATCAACGGTGAAGGGTGTTGCGATGGTGCCGCAACTCGCACGTGACTTCCCCGATGAGCAGTTCGTGATTACAGGCGATACGCTCTTCTCAAACGAAGCGATGCTCGCGCAGAACCTATTACGCCAAGCGGATGAATTGCAGAACCTCGAAGTGCATTTCAATTGTAATTTCGAAGAGAAATGCGGATACTTGAGGAATGCGAAGGGGCTTCTTCATACATCGCTCTGGCAGGAACCCTACGGATTGATTTTGCTTGAATCTTTCGTGTTCGGTAAGCCGGTGCTCGCATTCGCTCGCGGTGCGTCACCTGAGATAATCAAACATAAGCGGAATGGATATCTCGTTGAGGGCAGGGGTGGTAGTATTCAGGAAGATTATGAGTTGTACAGGGAAGGGTTCGTGAAATTCGTTGGTTTGTCGTGGAACAGTAAGAATATTAGGAAGATTGAGAAGCAATTCACAAACGAGTTTTCTGCGAAAGAATATCTGAGGTGCTTCGGAGCATGAACAAATTGAGGAGGATCTTGGAGTTGGGGTCTGAGTTAGAAAAATTAACGGAGAATTTAGAGTTCAAAATCAGGGATTATAGTGTATCAGTTGATCGTGATTTCCTCACGCTTCGGTGGGAGGAACATGCTGCAAAACACGGAACGAAAATCCCACTTTATGTAGTTGCAGGTATAATTGATTTGTTAGAGCAGCAAGAAATTGATTATTCAAAGATTTCTTCAGATAAATATTGGACATATTGTTAAACGGTGGATCTTCTTGATTTTCTTGAGTGTTTGAAACAGCGCGACATTCGCTACTTAAAGGACTACACGGTCAGCAGCTCGAAAAAGAAGTATCGGATTGTTATACCAGAGCACTTCATTGCGGTTTCGCTATACGATTCTGATGCTGGCACTATTGACGGTGAATACAGGGTGTTTGTGATGGGTGATTTGGATGGTGTCGTTGCGGTTATTGATGAGGAACGGGAACGACCTAAATGTCCTATCTGTGGTAAGCGTGTGCGGAAGATCGAAACACATGTGGAGAACGCCGTTGAGTGCAAGTCGAAGTATAAGGAGTATACACGGCTGTTGCTAGAGTTGACAATGCGACCGCCACGGATCGCGGACGAGGCGTTGACTCCGCTCGTTTATAAGATTGAGGATGACATCGAAAGTGGCGAGTAAGTGCCGGTTGTGTAAGGATCACGGTAGGGAGAAATACGAGTCTGATTTCTTCAGTGGTAAGAAGTCGCACTACCTGATAGCGAAAGAACTATCAATGGATGAAGAGGTGGTATTGACTCATATGCGTGATCACACGACTGAGGGGCAGATTATACTTCGGGCACACGAACGGGTTGATGAGGCGTTGGTACAGAACATTGAAGACATAAAACGCGAATATGCGAAGAAGGGTGCATTGAATCTCGTTGAGCGGTACGAATCGTTTGATGCTGAAGTGCGTGCGGTTGAAGACATGTTCTGGCAGTTGTATCACCACTACAAAGTACTTGGTGATGATGGTGTACTCTCAAAGGATGATTTGCAGGCGGTGCTGGCATCACTTGAATCGGTCAGGCGGTCTGTGGATACGCTACTGAAATACCGTGATATGGGCGTCACTCACAGAGGAGATGACGAGGACGATCTGGAGCGGTGGCTCAAGCAGGGCAGTGACATTTTGAAGGCGTTGAAAGAGTCGTAATGTCCGACATCGATATAAGCGGCAAATGCTTGGTATGCGGTACGGCAACTGACAATCGGTTCTGTTCTGAATGTTACAACGAGAACAACCGGGGTATTTATAATCTGTTCGAACCGTTTCACTTCAAACCAATCGGCTGGCAGTATCGTGTGCTTGCTGATATAATCAAAAACGAGCCAGATCAGGTACTCATTAAAGCGAGACGGTCGGCTTGTAAATCGGTCTTCGCTGATTTGTATGCGTTATTGTGCATGGTGTATCGTGGCGATTTCGTATTGTTCTCTTCCGTTTCTGATGAGAACAGTTGTGAGCATATTTCGATGCTTCGGCAGCTGGTGCATAAATCTAAAATAATCAATGAGTTGTCCGGTACTGCTGACAATAAGCACGAAATCAAACTGACTAACGGCGCTCGTGCGCTTGGTATAGCGCAATCGGAAAAGACAAAGGTTGGTTACCATCCCGATCTCAAGATTATTGATGAAGCGTCCAGGATGAAAGACTCCTTTTATTTCGCTAATCTGGCGCCCATGGGTGCTGCGAAAGGGTCACGTGAAATCATCTTATCGACGCCTTATGGTGGTTCTTCGTTTTTTGGTACGTTCTATCACGACCCGCCGGACGGTATGCGGATCTATTCGATAGAACTTAGTGAGTGTTGGTGGATCACAAAGGAGCGGTTGGAGTATGAGTATGAGATTGCGCCATCACGTGCAATCTACCAGCAGGAGTCGTTGGGCGAGTTCGTATCTGGTATCAATCGCGTATTTTCCGAAAGCGACGTCCGAGCGGCGATTGTGGATAACATTGCTAGCCAGCGCAAACTCCTGACGATGGGTGTTGATTTCGGTCGGAAGGCGGATCACACTGCGGTTGTCGTTTATGACCATTCAACACATGAGATAGTTAATATCCAGTTTGAAATTGCTAACCCGACTGGCACATGGAAAGATCGAATAGCACTTATTGAGCGCATCTATAATGAGTACGATATTGAGCATGTGTATGCAGATGCTACGGGGTTGGGCGATCCCATCATTGAGACACTGGCAGGTGATCTGTCAGCGAAGCTGAAAACATCACCAGAACGGGTGCTTAAGCATACAATCACGGGCGTGGTGTTTACAAGGAAGAAGAAGCAGGAGCTGTACAATCGGCTGCAGGTACTGTTCAAATCGCAAATGATAAAATTCAAGCATCACGATGAGCTGGAGAACGAGCTGGCAGCGTTCGTATTCCTTGATGAGTCGATGGAGAAATTGGGTTCGTATACTAGTGTGGTTCATGACGATATCCTTGATGCGTTAGCGTTAGCCGTAAGTGATGATGAATTGTTGAATGTCGGTTTTGCCGTTGGTGGTAACCAGTGGCGTGGAGGAGGTTGGAGCAGGGTACTGAGATGAAGTGGAAAGAGAGGTTGTTGGGTGTTGTACGTGATCTGAAACGCAGCACGAAAGCTACTGGTTTGGGTCGGGTGCTTACGGCAGCCAGACGGAAGACGTCACCTTCAACTGCGTATTGGGAGACATACAAAAAGGATCCGATTGTTGGTGGCGGTGTTAACATGATAACATTCAGGATTATCGGTGAAGGCGCGGTTGTGAAGTCTGAGGATCAGGATACTGCGGACGCGCTGTCGAAATTGTTACGTGACATATTCCCCTATAAGAATCAGTTAACATTGATACGGGACACGTTGGTTTTTGGTGATGGCTGGGCTGAAATTGTGTCGTTGGCGGGTGGCGGTGTCCATGAAATATCGCCGAGGAATCCAGAAAACTTCACGATTGGTAAGGACGACGAATACATATACTTTGATGGTAACGAGCATGTGGCGATTGATGAGAAGAACTTTGTACATTTGCAGCTGTTTGAGGATGCTGAGAGTATCGGTAAGGGCATGTCGCTCGTGCAGTTCATCAAACAGGCGAGTGACGATCGGAGACAGATATATTCTGATATTGTGAAGGCGATTAAACGGCACGGCACGCCGAAATATCATGTGAAGGTGTCGCCAGACGACAGCAACCGATACCCTGATGACGAGCAGATGCTAGCGATTGCGAACGATTTCAGGGACATCAATTCGCGTACCGAGTTGGTAACGACTGATCAGTTTGAAGTGAAGACGGTGGATACTGGTGGTGTTCCGTCTGTACGCGATTACCAGGAGTTCCTGATGAACGAGATTTCGACAGGCATGCTGATTCCGCTTGAAGCGTTGGGTATGGGTATGAAAGGCGTTACCTATGCTACTGCGTCAGCGCGGTTACGGGAAGTTTTCAGGTACACCATCCGAGGTTATCGCACGATTATCAGTGATGAATTAACGCATCAGCTCATTCCCGTTATCGCGCCTGGGAACGACGAGGTTGAAATCAGTTTCGAGGGATTGTTTGATGAGGACATTGCGGATACGGTTGCTTGGCTAGAAAAGTTGATGCCACAGAGCGATCCGACATTGATCTTCTCAGCGGATGAGATACGCGATCTGCTCGGCTTTGGGAACAGAGAAGATACGGAAGAGCCAGCACCATCACAACCCGAAGCTGAAGCCGGGACTGGTACTGAACAGGTGAGTGAAAGTACCAAGACAGATGAAGATGAGGCATTTGAGAAATTCCAGCGGGGGTTTGAGAAGGCGAAACTGAACATCAAAAAAGAGGTGTTCCAGACGATAGATGCTGGCAGGCTGTAAGTTATGACATTAGCGGATATCGAGCGGGAGATTGAAAAGGAGTTCAAGACGCTTGTGGACGAGTACATTGCGCCCATGATGGAAGCGGAGTTCGTTGAGGGCATTAAGCATACTGATAAGGAGCTGCTGGTAGTTAGCTTGTTCGATCCAGACCCACTTGCCGAGGAGTTCGTTGAGAGCTACAAAACACCATTCTTCAAGGAATTGTCCGACACTACGAAGACATATCTGTTCGGAGCGATCAAAGAGACAATCGAGGAAGGCGGAACTGCTTACGATTTGTGGGCTAAAATCGAGGGAAATCGTGCGTTCACACCTTCGAGGGCTGGGTTGATTTGGCGTACCGAAATGAGCAGAGCATTTAACGCGGGTACTGATGCGAGAGCGAGAGACTTGGGCGTTAACTGGGGGTATGTAGAGTGCGCTCCCGGTGCTTGTGCGCTGTGTGCTAGTGATGACCATGTGGAGATGCCTTGGAACGACCTGCCGACACTCCCCCGGCATCCAAATTGCTTTCTTGATAGTCAAACTCCGGTTTACACTTCTCAGGGGTGGAAACCCATTGGTAAGGTTATAATTGGGGATCTGGTTCTTACACATAAGAAGCGATTCAGGAATGTTACCGATGTAATACGAATACTGCATCAAACACCGAGCGTGGTTCAGTTCACATTCGAAGATAAAGAGTATAAAACATTAGTAGTAACATCGGAGCATCCCGTGTTAGTTAACGATCGGGAAGGTGTTACTCGGTGGAAAGCGGCTGGTGATTGCATTCTTGGTGATTCTGTGAAACGGTTGGTGATAAATGAGTTCGTAGATAGTGGTGGAGAACAACGGCGGTTAATGAAACCATATGTATTTGTCGGTTGTCCTATACTAGCTATCGAGAAGTGGGAAGTAAAACAACCTTGTACACTATATAATCTTTCTGTGGGAGACGATGAGTCTTATATTGCCGAAGGCGTAGTTGTTCATAACTGCGAGTGCGTTAAAATGCCAATGCGTAAAGATTTGGGGGAATAGTGTATGGATAAAGGCCGTTATATCCGTAAGTTCGGGAAGACACGGTACCTGATAAAGAAAGCGAAGGAACAGTGCAATGTTCCGAAAGGTATCGGTACTGGAGTAGCAAGGACGAGATTGTATAAAATGTTGAAAAAAGTAAAAGAAGAAGAGGAGAAGAGTGTTCAGGACAGTAAGGAAACGGTTATCGTTTGATGATGATAATTTTGAGAAGTTCTCTTGTGTAGTGTTGGAGGGCAACAAGGTGGTTATCGACTCATCTGGATATGGCAGGTTGAAGATTACCGATAGCGCAATTCAGAAGGCGCAGCTGCCGGATACGGTATTCGTTGATCTCGACCATTCAGATGGTGTATTGAGCCGGATTGGGTTCGCAGACAACTTCAGGAAGCAGGGCGGTAATCGGGTACTGGCAGACATACATGTGGTGAGAACGACACAGGCTGGCAGAGACGCTATCGCGTTGTTACAGCATAAGCTGATCACTGATGTTTCCGTTAAAATGAGTACGAAAGAGATCTATTCGCGTGAGGACCGGATGCTCGCATTGGATGATTTCACGATTACCGGGTTGTCTGTCGTTACAGTTGGTGCGGATAGCTCAGCTAAGGTGTTTAGTGTAGAATGAACAACGTCGTTCCCTGCGTAGTCATAGCGAAGGTTGGTGATATTTGCTTTTATGGTGTTGAGATCAGTGAGGACTATGCGCTCAAAATGGATAAGGACAGGTTCTCTGCGATCTCTGATAGCGGCACGGTTAGGGTCGGTGGTTCTGTGCTCGAAGCGGTCGAGGAAATCACTACTGCGGAAAAGAAAGTAGTGAAACGAGACAATGCGTGGTGCGTGGTCAGGCACGATACTGGCGAACCGATCAAGTGCTTTAATATCTCTGAATATGGCGAGGCAGGTGCTAGGAAACGTGCGTATGCATTGCTGTCTGCGATCGAATATGGCGGTGAAGAGCAATGAAGTACTTAATGTATATCGGGCAGGGCAGAAGCACAGCTGTTGTTGGTGATACCGTTACTGTTGCTTTGGACGGTGTTAAGAAGGTTGATAACCCAACACAACCGGAATATCCCTATTATACGGCTTGCAAGATAACTGAAACTGATGTTAAATCAGTTGATAGTGTAGTGCCGTTGCGGGAGTTGGAACGGTTATCTCAAGTGACTATCGACGATGGCGAGGCACTGTTCCAGGTGCATGTTTCTGGTATTGCTGAGGAGAATTACAAAAGTAGACGGTACGGATCGCTATCGTTCGGCGATATGATTATGGGTTGTCCTGCTCACATCGATCTGCGGATGAAGTTCGGCGGTAGCATTGAGCAGTTCGTACTCACAGGTACGACTGTGCGGGACATTGTTGAACGGCTCTATAGTGGTGGCGAGATAAATATCGGTACGATAATAACTAAGAACTTGGAATATTACGATGAGGGGTCGGAGCCAGTTGTTAGCGAACGCGGTGAGATCAAGCTCGTCCAGAAGAAGGTGACACATATGCTTTCGCGGTGGGTGGAGTCGGACGCACATTATAGCTATCTGGGCTATCTCAGTTCGAACACTGTTACACGCGAAGTTGTTGGTGATAGTGTTCGGTATCTGTTTGGTGATGGGCAGATAACGGGTACTTTTGCACTCCGGCAGTATGATAACGGGTGGAAGTTCGTAGTTGCATGAGATGCTTCATTTTGGGTAACGGGCCGTCACTGAACGATGTAGACCTCACATTGCTGAAAGACGAAGCGACATTTGGCTGTAACCGTATATACCTCAAATGGTCAGACATGGGTTATCCCGTAACTAACTATTTCTTGATTGACACTTATTTCTGCTCATCGCTGCGGCTTGAAGTGCAGCCGTATCTCGATCGTGGCGTTAAGAAGTTCTTTGTGAAGCATCACAGTGATCGGTACATGCATAGCGATAAGGTTCATGTTGGCGAGGGGTTCATTTCCGTTGGTGAGGGCATGCTCACATATGCTGCAGAGATGGGTTACGACCAGATTTACCTGCTGGGTATTGATATGGATTATAGCGGGTTGAAGCAGCGGCTCGGTGCTGAGCGGGGCGTTACGAAACTTAACGGCGATGACCAGTGGCACTTCGACCGTTCATATTGTGATAATGGGTTTTACTACAAAAAAAACAGGGTGTAGTAGCTCATGCTATGTTTAAGGATGCGTTCAACCGATTGAGCGGTCGTGGTATCAAGATATACAACGCGAGTGGAAATGGTAAGTTAGAGTATATACCCATAGTGGACTACTATTCGCTATTCGAATGATTGTTGGTCTGTTACTGGGGAAATCTGGCAGCCGTGAGCTACCAAACAAGAACTTGGTTGAGGTGTGCGGGAAGCCACTAATGTGCTATCCGCTTGAGGCGCTGTCGGCATCTGCAGTTGGTCGTGTGTTTGTTTCAACGGACTCCGCACGGATTGCTGAGGTTGGGTTGGGATATGGTGCTAGTATAATCTATCGGCCCGCTCACTTGGCGACTGACGATGCGCTGATGGCGGATGTTATATCGCATAGTTACAAGATGATTCACAATGATTTGGGGCTGAGCATTGAATTTCTGGTGCTTCTACTTTGCAACTCGCCGACTGTTACTCCAGCACTGATTGATAAGGGTATTGAGCTATTGAGGGAGAATGAAGACGCTGATTCCTGTGCCACATTTTCACGTTATAACGAGTACAACCCAGCTCGTGCGATGCGTATAGTTGATGGTCATGCGGTTGCGTTTAACTTGCTTACTAGTACGTTCAGCACATCCAACCGTGATAGTTTGGGTGATGTCTATTTCTATGATGGTGGGATGGCCGTTATGCGTACTCGCTGTGTGATACCACGTTACGGACGGCGTCCATATACGTGGTTGGGCAAACGATGCATACCACTCGTTCAGGAAGGTGGATTGGATGTTGATAATGAACGTGGTCTGGTACAGGCGGAATGGTGGTTGCGGGAGAATGGTATATGTGGTCGGTGACAGCCATGCACGGGAACTGTTCGCGGGTCATAACGAGTACGATAATCACAAGGTTGGTACATGGGCTGCGTTCAGATTGCACACCCACCACGAAGAGTTTGTGAGGCATCTGAACGGGCATGAACACGATAAAATCATTGTCGTATTTGGTGAGATAGATGTGCGTGAGCATATAGTGGATCAAGCGAAAAAGCAGAACCGAACGACAGACGAATTGGTAGATGATACTGCGCTCTCGTTCGTTGAATACATCTCATCGTTATGTTACGATATTAGCATATTGAGTGTCCCTCCAACTGGTGATGGTGATGACGACAAGGTATTCAGAGGTACATACGAGGAGCGGAAACATATTACCGAGCGGTTGAATGCACGATATGAGTACTATTGCGGTCGATTTAATGTTCCGTTCGTTAATGTCTACAAATATTTAGTTGATGAGAACGGTGATAGACGCAAGGAGCTGGTGGTTGATCAGGTGCATTTAGGTTGCATTGCGGACATAATAAATGACCGAAGATAGAGTTCACGGAATGCGGGATCTGCTAGGGCGATATTACCACAAACACTGTGGTGAACGGTGTTTCGTTTTAGGTAATGGGCCGTCGTTAAACAAACTCGATCTATCAAAGTTGTCTGATGAGTGGTTGTTCGGGTGCAACTGTATTTACCTGAAACGCGACGAGTTGGAACGTGGCGTTGACTACTACTTCTTGGTAGATACGATCTTGGCGCCGCAAATACAGCATGAAGTGAACGAATATTTGTCACATGGCGATATTAAGGTGCTGTTTCTGCATAGTGCCTATACCGATATCATTCATGATAATGGTGCAGATGTGATAGTTAGCCAGTGGAGTAATGTCGTTCAGTCTTTTAGTAATACAGGCACACTGATGGTGATTATTGCAGCGTATATGGGGTTCAATCCAGTCTATATGATTGGTATGGATGCGAACTATGACGGTATCGTAGATGGTTCACGACCTATAAGAAGGAATGTTCATACGCTCATCGGTGATGACCAGTGGCATTTCGATCCTAATTACTCACGAAAACCCGATGGGACGTCTATTGAGTTCATATTTGGTGTGGATGAAGCAAGTCTCATGTTAGCAGGATTTGATCGGGCATACGGTATAGCGGCTGGTTGTGGGTGCAGTGTATTCAATGCTGGTGTAGATAGCCGGTTACAGATTTTTGAGAAAGTGGATTATGAGTCGTTATTCTGATGAAGAAAAAGAACGCTATAGTTACAGGTGCCAGTCGCGGGATTGGCAAGCAAATCGCTGATGATCTGGAAGCTGGTGGGGTTAACGTTTTGCGGTGCGATTCCAGCAATGTTAATTTGTTACAGGATGATTTTGACATCTTTGAATCTCTTGAGCGGCTGTTGGATGGGTTAGAAGATAAAAGCATACATATTCTTGTGAACAACGCTGGTATTTCAACTGGTTGCGATGTTGATGTTTTACAGGTCAATTTGAGAGCACCGGATATACTAGTGACGTTCTTAAAACCTTACTTGACCGATGGTGCTCGTATCGTCAATATCGGCTCGGTCTACGGTTCTGTTACTGAGATTGGTCGGGGGATGTACTCGGCATCCAAAGCTGGCATATCGTCACTTACGAGAACATTGGCACTCGAACTCGCGGATAGGAGCATTCTTGTGAATTGTGTCGCTCCAGGGTTCACTGACACGGACATGACCAGAACACGGTTGGGTGAACGGGGCATGACAGAAAAGAGGCAGCAAATACCACTCGGTAGGTTGGCAACGCCTAAAGACATCTCAAATGTGGTGTTGTTCCTTTGTTCTGAATCAAACACATACATTACGGGGACGACGATTCTGGTCGATGGCGGTTACGTATTGCGATGAGTGAATTGTTTGCAACTGTTAAGACACGCGTAATCTCGTGTGAGGGTAATGCTTATAAGGTCTTCTTTGGCGACGCAAATGAAGCGCTGGCGAAGTACGGGTTGATGACTGTTTATCTGGTAGATTCAGAACTCAAAGAGTTAGAAATTGATAGTCAGAACATTATATACATAAATGCTAAGGAGATTAGCAAGACGTATTCCGCGATAGGAGTTACTATTGGGTTCATCTTACAGACCGGAATTAGAAGGAATTGGAAACTCGTTGCCATTGGTGGTGGCGTGATCCAGGACGTTGCGGGGTTCATCGCATCGATATTATTCAGGGGTGTCAAGTGGGATTACTACCCGACAACGCTCTTGGCGCAGGCGGATAGTTGCATCGGGTCAAAGACATCCATTAACGTTGATGGCTTCAAGAATCTGGTTGGTACGTTCTATCCACCTGAGCGAGTTGTAATAGATACAAAATTCCTAGAGACGTTGCCTTACAGTGCGGTTGTCTCTGGTATGGGCGAGATAGTCAAGTACCATATTCTTAATGGCGATTACAATCTGGTCAGCGAGGATTATGAAGAGTTGATCAAGTACTGTCTAAGGGTGAAGATGCCGTATATCGAGCAGGACGAATTTGATAGCGGGCTACGAAGATGCTTAAACTACGGGCATACGTTTGGGCATGCGCTTGAGACCGTTTCTGGTTATATGATACCGCATGGACAAGCAGTTCTGGCTGGTATGGATATTGCTAATTACATATCCTTCACACTCGGTCTTCTTTCTAAGGAAACATACCGGAAGGTTCGCGGGTTCATTGCACCGCATATACTAGTACCGTACGATGCTGATACCGCTGCTATGCTCAAGGCGCTTGAAATGGATAAGAAGAATACTAATGGTGAACTAACCTGTATCTTATTGACGGATACGGGCATTAAAGAGACATGGTTGAGTTACAGTATGGTTAGCGGGTTGTTAGATGGATATAGAGCAGCAACGTAACTACTGGAAGGATATGACGATAGAAGATGCATACCGCTGGGGTGATCCTTTAAGTGGGTGTGCAAAGAGTAACGGTAAGGTATTGGGTAACTATTTGAGCTTACTGAATCGGTTGGTTCCGCTGATCGCTGGCAAGGTAGTGGTTGAAATCGGTTGTGGAGCGGGCAAGTGGACTCAGTATCTGGCATTACATGCGAAGGAAGTTGTTGCGGTTGATATTATTGATTCCAAGTACAGGTTCGTAGCGAAGAATGTGCGGTTCTATCCTACTAGCGGGTACGAGTTGAGCGGTATAGCAACTGATTACGCGGACGTTATATTCTCGATCGATACGTTAGTCCGCACTGATAAGGTTGGTCTGATCAAGTACATGCTTGAATTCAAGCGAGTGCTAAAACCAGATGGCAAGATGTGCATACACTTGCCGTGTGAGATGCAACCACTGAGTAGAAAGTTCGGGTTTGAGAAGCTTAGTATGGAAGATATCAAGGAGTTGTTTGGCGTGTGTAATATCGATATGGAAACGATTAATCATGGCGTTATCGTCTGGGTATGAAGCAGCGCAGGGTTAAGGATGTTCTGTATCAGGACGAGGACGAGAATAGCAAGAACATGGAACTGAACCCTCGGCTTGAGAAGAAACTATTTAGGAGCATAAAAGGTAAAAGGCGGAGGTGGTAATAAAGTGATTTTAGAGTTGTCGAGTTCGTGCTTGGGGTTTTCTTGTCCGTTCTGTCCAAAAACGACTGAAAAAAAGAAACGCGAGAATGGGTTCATGCCGTTTGAGGTAGTGACGGCTCTGATTCCATTCGTTAAACCGGGTGAACACACATACATTGCGGGTTATGGCTGTAGTTTTTTAAACCCACAATTCGAGAAGATTGTCAAGTTCATCAAACAGTGCGGTATCGGTACTATGCTTCCGACCAATGTAGCGGAACTGGAGTACCTCAGTGATTTCAGTACCTTGAGGTTTGTTGATGGGTTGCATCTATCGGTGGACTCACTGGTAGACAAGAAGTGGAAGGGTCAGGACGTTGAGAAGGTGCTTTCTACGATTGACCACATCAAGCAAATTGGTCATTCTGGGCTGATGGTGAATATGGTTATTAGGGAAGAAAACCTGTTTGAGATTCCCGATTTCATTACGGCGTTCATACTCAATCGCGGTATCCCTTTGCGGTTGACGTTCGAAAGCCCATGTTACACTATGACAGAGAACATGAAGAAACGATATACCAAGTTGGTGCGTGAATACAATAATCTCACTTCGTGGCTCTCTGCTTATCGGAACCTGCAGGTGGCAGTTGACACTGGCTGTAGCAAGTTCGATACGTGTTCATTCAGAAAGAACAGGGAGCTGGTATTCGACTGGCAGGGCAACCAATACCCATGTACGAACGCGTTCTTCTCACCGTATAAGTTCGATGCTGAGTCGCTACAGCAGGTATATGACGGTACGCATCCAGTTTGTGATACTTGTAAGAAGGTAGATGATATTTGGCGTGAGATTGGCATTAAGAGATTGGGTTAGGTGGTGTTGTTGAAATGGTTGTGTTAAGAGATGAGTTGAAGCCGTTTATGGTCGATCACACACCCGATCCGCACGATCCAGAGATACTGAACAAGTACGAAGTGGACGCTTTGGGTGAGTACATCCGAGGTAGAAAGAAAGTTGTCGATATCGGTTGCGGGCTCGGACGTAGTAGTGTCGCATTCTATCACGCATTCGATATGAAAGACGCGATATTCTACTTGGTGGATTATGATGAGAAACGGTTATGGAGCGACTATCAAGTTGTTGGCGGGCGACCGCTAGGTTATAGCAGTCGAGTAGTACCAATAACCTGTTTCAAGGCGATTAATGCGTATTGTACTGATAACGGATTCGTTCGGTGCAATGTACGCGGTATGAATACTAAATACTATCAGCGGTTTAAGGGCGTCGATCTGCTGTATAGCTTCTTCGCGGTTGGGTTCCACTTCCCTATACAGAAGTTCATTGAGGAGCACGAGGTTGGCAAGTTCACTAGTGACGATGTTGTGTTGATTTTTGGTGTACGAAAAGAAGGCAGCCCAACATACGAGCAGTCTATCCCACCAGAGTACGTCCATCCATTTGAATTGGTCGAACGGATAAAGAGCGAATCACCAGACGAGGATTTCGTGGTCTATAAGAAGGTTGTGGATATAGTTGCATGAGATGCTTCGTTTTGGGTAACGGGCCGAGCCTCATAAAGCACGATCTGACCAAACTGGAGCATGAGGTGACATTTGGCTGTAACCGCATCTACCTGTTGCGGGAGCAGATGGGCTTTCCCGTAACGTACTATTTCTGCGTTGATTCTATTATGCCAGCGATATTGCAATGCGTCCGTGCATAGATCAATTCATAGCAGACAGGGATGTTATGAAGGGGAGCACTGATACCCCACAGGAGGCAATGGTATGAACGCTGCCAACCTCAGAACCCCACGGCTTCAGTCGTGGGAGTATGTCAGCGTAATGTGTTCTTTTTGAAGGCGGCGAGGGGGGTTATTGAGTGAGAATTACAATCTTGGGTGGTGCAGGCGAGTTAGGTAGCATGGTTGCGGTGCTTTCGGTACGGCGTGGGTATGAGGTCAGAGTAGTTGATCGAGTGCGGCCACACGAAGCGTGGCGGCTGGATGTACTTGATATAAAGCAGGATATCGAGTATGTGTGGAAGGATGTGCGTGACATACTACCTTCGGACATTGCGGGCGATTACCTGTTTGATTGCGCGTGTCAGCCCGATCGAGATTTCGGGATCGTATCGCCAACGAGTACGGTACTGGATAATCTTGAAGTGCCGTTACGGGTGTTGGAAGCGGCGAGGGACGTTCCGGAACTGAAGTTGGTAATGTATCCGTCCTCAACGGTGGAGTTCTCAGGGTTCATTGGTACTATCAACGAAACGAGTACGCCAGTGCCGACCAACCATTACGGGTTGAGCAAGTGGATGGCTGAAGAGCTTTATCGGCTGTACGATCGTGTATATGGTGTCAAGACACTAGTGATTCGAACAGGTTCCTGTTATTACCCGATGATGCGAACCACACAGTTCATTTCCAACTGTATCGTGCATATGCTGAAGGGTGAGGACTTCTATGTCAAGTCGCCAGACGCAGCGAGGTTGTACACATACGGTGGTGATGTGCAGTCATTCTACCAGAAGCTGTTCGATCGGATAGAGGCGGACGATCCGTTACCGTACGTCTTGCATAATGGCGGCAATTACGGTGATGAGGTGATTAAGACGATACGAGCAGCGAATTTGATCAAGGCTCTGACGGGAAGTGATGCGTCGCTCATATCAGGTGGTTATGAAACAGGCGAGCAAGTTGGTGGCGTACCCGTGAATGTTGTAGAGGAATCTGAAGTGACGCGGTTGTGGCTGGGTTGGTCACCTCAATATACATTTGAGGAAGGATTACGTGAAACAATTTTTTGGTTTAAGGATAATTTGTGGAGATATATGTAAATGCCAACGCAAGAAGAGTTTGATCGTGTGAATAGTGAAGTAGTTCGCCTTACATTGGAATTGGTTTCGCCTAGAGAGTGGCTTTAATGAAATACTCAATTGTAACAACCACTGTTCGTGGTATAGAGAAGTTAATGCCGTTCTTTATCACACCGAGCGAGGACGCCGAGTTGATTATAGTACCGAAGAGTCGTGACGAGCAGGTACTGGAGTTCTTGAAAAAGCAAAGTGGGTTCGCTCAGATAGTGTATCCAGAGCCGCACTTGGTCTATCACTATCCCACAGACATCCAGCAGTGTCGGAACACGGGCATTATGTATGCGGAAGGCGAGCGAGTGATTCTTATGGATGATAGCATCGAGCTGAAGAAGGATTTATGGGATAAGCTGGACGAAGCGGTGAAGTGCTTCCCGAACCATATCATTCTGTTCCAGAAACTGCATGAGGTGCTGGGCGAACGGAAATGGATAAACGTGTTCAGTACTAGACAGAACAAAATGATGCAGCGGTACTACTTCATTAACGATCCGCAATACACACTCAATTTTGGTGCAGTGCGGCTTGCGGATATACTCGCGGTTAACGGTATAGATATTATTTACGATGCCGGCCAGCAGTGGTACGAGGATACGTTACTGCTCGCGCACCTGATACGAAAAGGCGTTCGCGTTGTGTACGACACGCACTGCATGGGCTATAAGTTCGCACATCCCGAGTTCATGCCGCCGTTCCGTGCGAACAAATGGTTATATGATGTCGATATCGAGCGATGCCGCTGTGGGTGTACGTGGGCTTATAACCCGTACTCGATACAGGTATTGCGTGAAGAGAAACTGAAGGAGAAGGAAAAGTGGATAGTGAGCAATTAATGGCGTACACCGAGCGGTTGGAAGATTCTATACTCAAGATGGTACGGATTTATGAGAAGGCAACAGGTTGTGTGGTGCATTCCATTGACTTGTTGGAAGGCAAGGGCGGTACTGAGGTTGTTAGTGTAGGTGCATGGCTATGATTAAGTATTCAATAGTTCTTGCAACGAACAGGCCAAGTGGTTCTTTGGATTACCTTCTGAAGACACCTAACCAAGAAACTGAGCTGATTGTGATTGACAAAGACTACAATGAAACTACTAAGAAGCACTTGGAGCAGTTCAAAGCGGCGTTCGGCAAGGTCGTGTACGCACCTACGCATCGCGTTTATGGCTTTGCACGCGATTTCGCACAGGCCAAGAATACTGGGGTGATGTATGCTGAGGGCGAGTACGTTGTGAACGTCGACGACCATGTGGAACTCTGCGAGAGTTTTTGGCGTATTGCGGACAATGATATAAAGGACTATCCGGGGCAGATCGTTATCGGGCAGAAGAGCCAGGAGAAGGATGGCGAGGAAGCGTGGCGGGATTACTTAGCGGAACGGCGCGGGGTTAAACGATTCGACTCAATAAGCTATCCGCTATTCGTGTCCGCAGCATTCGCGATAATACCGATAGACTCGCTGCTCGCGGTCAACGGATGGTCTGAAATATTCGACGTCGGATGGGGGCCAGAAGATTTCCATTTGATTGCTCGGCTCGGATACAAGGCGAAAGGGGTAATAGACACGCAGCTTATGGGGTACGTTCATACTCATAAAAGCTATGATAAGAACCCCATATTGTTCGCTTATTGGATCTATGATGTTGATATTGTTGAAGTACAAAACGGGAAATTCTGGGCCTATAACCCTTACAACCTTGGTGCAGAACGCGAGCGGTATCTGAAAGAGGAGAAGGAGAAGTATACGATATGAATGCTAATCGCAGTTATTGCGATAATACTAAAATCGCTATAAAGGTTATGGTAAGGTTAGAGCCGGAATGAACATCATAGGCACAATTGAGAACACCGTCGCACTTGAGCAGCTTAAAGACAAGCACAAGGGCGAGACTGCATACTTGCTTGGTACCGGCCCGTCGCTGAACGAGGTGGATTTCGGACTGCTGAAAGACAAGTTGCTCATCGGCTGTAACAGCCTGCTCAGGGGCTACTCGAAATTCGGTATACGCTGTTCGTACTACTGCTGTTCTGACGGGTATACTTACGAGCAGCTGGGTGCGGAGATCATGGCGCTGGAAGATACTGAGAAGTTCATCTGCCACGGTGCGGTGAAACACTATAACAACAACCCAGTTGGTAAGAACAGGTTCGTACCGGAATTAGGCTATCTGTGGTTCGATCGTGAGGTGTCGTTCGACTTGTTACTGGGCACGTACAATGGTGGCACTGTCATGGTAGACATAATGATTCCACTCGCTGTTTGGATGGGCTGTACACGCATAGTGCTGTTAGGCTGCGATTGTAGTTATGCCGCTTCACACCATTTTGACGATTATGTGGAGCATGTGGCGGCACCGCCGTTACAGGGTGACTGGACGAAGATCTTCTTCAGCTACTCGCTGTTGAAATGTGAACTCGATAGTATAGACGTTGAGGTTTATAATGCTACGGACGGTACGAAACTGGATGTATTTACCAAGAAACCATTGAGTGAACTGGTATAATGTCAGAAAACCAAAAGGTTTATATAGAGGAGTAAAATAATGCCCTACAATCGATTTTCTCATGTAAAAGTATACAACCCTACCCTGTTGAAATAAAAATGCACCAGATTGCATATATGGCAGTCTCAGAGGGTTTTGCGTGGTGATGCTAGATGACTTTTGCCGAAGATGAGGAATATCTGTATTTGGTGGAACAGCGAGCGAAGCGATTACTGGCGGAAGGCATGCCTGTAAAGGACGTGCAGCGTGAGACTCGGCTGTCACTAACATGGCTCTTAGCGCAACAGGAACGGATATTCGGTGCGGGCAAGCTGAACTATTTCAATATTTGGCCTAAGAAAGAGGTAGCAAAAGATAGATGAACACAATAGTAACCCGTTGTTTATGCCATGAGTGTCTATATTGTAAATTCGAGCGATGTAAGCTGAATGGAATCTCGATTACAGTTCCCCCGCCGCAGAACCCCACGGCTTCAGTCGTGGGAGTATGTCAGACTAACCGCTCACGATTGTTTGGCTGATATAGCGCACCCATATGACCACTAAAGTCGGTATAATTGGCTACGGTAAAATTGGCAGACTCCGCAAGCAGCTAGTTGACAATAACAAGAACACCGAACTGTTTGGGGTGTTCGATCCGTACCAGCGTCCTGAGCTGATTCCCGATGGCGGTATGCCGTTACAAGACCTTGTCAGCGGTTCAGATCTCGTTCTTGTCTGCACACCACATTCAGAGAATGCCGGGATGGCTGCTGCGGTTATGACTGCGGGTAAGCACTTGGGATTGGAGAAGCCAATGGCGACTGACTACGGTACTGCTCATAACCTGTTAGCGTATCAAACCGCCGATAAACAGGCGATGGTATTCATGAACCACAGGTGGCACGATTCGGTGATGCATGCACTCACAGAACTGCCGAGGTTGGGGTCTGTAATGTGGGTGCGGGGCGTTTATGGTAAGTACGAGTTGGAGAACTGGAGAACTGACCGAGAGCGGGCAGGCCGGGGCATTCTACTGAGTCAGGGTATACACATGGTGGATTTGTTCAGGCAGTTCGTTAAGGGCGAGTTGCAGGTTGTTGGTGCGATTGCGGATGAGGCGAACGGGATAGAACGCGATGTGATGGCGCTGTTGCGAGGGTCGAATGGAGAACGCATATCGTTGCATTCGTCTGCTTTATTGTGGAAGAATACGTTCAGGTTAGAAGTGGGTTGTGAGCATGGTTACTTGACACTTGATGGGCTGATTACATCCACACGGAGCTTTGGGTTCGCTGAGAAGTTAGTTGTGGGAGGAAAGCCAAACCAGTTCTATGCGAAGGGTAACCCGCCTGAGCAGACATTCTATTTTGATAAGGATCCATCGTACAAACGCGAATTTGATTATCTCGTTGACTGTATAGTCGGAGGTGAGAAGGTAGAAATCTGCTCGCTAGATGACGCACTAGAGACGATGCGATTGGTGCAGAACATCTACGATAAATGCGATGAACGATGAAGAGATAAGGAGCAACCCATTCAGACTCAAGTTGCTTAGTGTACTCACTGAACAGTACAAACCCATTAATGTGATTGTTTCTGAATCTAATGTAGATCGGCATCCAGCATCGTGGCAGATTGCGGTCTTGGAGGGTTGTGATTGTGTTGACAAAGAGTATAGATTTGTTAATGGCAAAATATTTGAGGTTTATGCGATAACGCCAAAGGGGAGGCGCGTGGTGAATGGATAAAGAACAGATAGCTAACCAGTTGAAATTGGAGTATGCACTTTATAAACGCATAGATGCTGTTAGGATGCTAGTATTAGACCAATATGCAGATAAGATATTTACGCTATTTGATACTATTAAGAAGTGTAGGGGTACGATCTACATTTGTGGCAATGGTGGCAGCGCATTAACAGCGCAGCACTGGGCACTGCATCTATCTGAGCTGGGTAAGGATGTGCGGTGTTTGGTTGATAATGTCGGGCTGCTCACAGCAATTGCAAATGATTATGACTATGAGGGTATATTTTGGTGTCAGCTACGTAAACGAATAACTGAGGACGATCTGTTGATTATGATCAGCGGTAGTGGGTTGTCGTCAAATATTAAAGCACTCACATCTTCTGCTGGTTACAAAGTTGGTATATTTGCTCGTGTGATGCCGAAGCGGATAGACCCAAGTAAAGTGTTCAGCTTACGTGAACGGTGTGATTTATTAATTGACCTTCCTACTACTGAGTATGGTACTGCTGAGGATATGCACCTCATGCTCATCCATCTGCTCGTGGAGTTAAACGGTTAGTCGTCTTGTGTTGCGGGTGATTGCGGCGGTTTTGACCAGTCGCGGCTGTTGCATATCGGACATTTACCACCCTTGCCGTGTGCCCACAGGATGTAGATCACACCAGGCACGAAGAAGAAGAATAGCGAGATCGCTGCGATGGCGATGCTCACACCCTTCGTCGGTGTCACCCACTGGTTGCAATTACCGCAGTATTTCGTTCTTGTCATTTCCATTATCTTGGTTTCTTGTCAATAAAAAGGTTTCGGTGCTGTGATGTATAGTTTTACTATTACTTATGAGAGAGGAATGTTGTAGTTTTGTGTTATTGGAGTAGTTTATGGACGATAAAAAAGTGTGTGTGACGCTCACTACTGTTCTGTGCATAACATTCCTCGAAGCAATCGCTCTCTATCAAGGCATCGACGGCAGAGGGTTCGTAGCGGTAATGACGATTCTTGGCGGGCTTACTGGATTGAGTATAAAGGGGGTTCTTGATGGTTTGGGTTTGGAATTGATACCGAGGAAACGAGACGGAGGGAATACGGGACAGTGATTAGTCCTTCTCTCTATGCAATGGTGATTGCGCGTTTGGGTTCCAAACGGGTGAAGAATAAGGCGATACGGTATTTGGGCGATAAGTTATTAGTGGAATATCCGCTGATGCAGTTAGTGAATTTCATGCCAGCGGAACAGATATTCCTTAATTCGCCCGATGCCATATTCGAGGGTGTTGCTAAGAAGTATAACGTTGCATTCTATCGTCGCGATGAGGGTATGCGTGACGGTACTCAGGACGATTTGACATACGACTTCTTCGTTAAACATCCGCAGTGCGAGTACTTGTTGCAGTTCAATCTCACATCACCGTTCATTACAAGTGAGGACTTAGTTGGATTTTTAGATTACTGGGCTGGAAGTCGGGTCGATGCATTGTATAGTGTCAAACGCGAGCAGATAGAGGCGATTTATGGTGGCGAGCCGGTGAACTTCGAGTTCAACGGGCATATGCAGCAATCGCAGGATTTGCAGCCAGTGTTCACATTCACATCGGGGTTAATGTTCTGGAGCAGGGCCGCGTTCATGCGTAACTACGAGACGAACGGCGGACACGCTCTGTTCTGCGGCACTATCGGTTATTATGAGCTGAACGGTATAAGCACTATAGACATCGATTGGGAAGAGGATTTCTGGCTAGCTGAAGCGATCTTGGAGAAACAGCAGCAGGGTGAGACCGATCTGCTATATCATACTGATCCGGTCGAGTTCAACCGGGAAGATATACTCACTAAGGATGGTGTTGCTCGTGTGGAGAACTATAAGATTCCGTTCAGGTTCAGGAACAATATCAACGATATATGTGATGGTTATACTAGTGATGTCAGTTGGTCAGTTGACCTAGCGAATACACCATCATACGCAATGGCGTTAATAACGCAGTTGAAAGACGAAAGCAACCGCGAACACATGCACCCGAACGCAGAGGAGACATGGATAATCATTTCTGGCGAAGCGGAGGTCACAATTGGCGATACTGTTTATCACGCCAATCCATTTGATGTTTATCGGATACCGAAAGGTGTTTGGCATAGTATTAAGGTGGTAACGGATAGATGTGTGAGGTTATCTGTAAATCGGGAACGGGAAGCTCACGTCTATCGTTCGTAACATACTAACTGCTCTTTGTGTGTTGTTGTTACTTTTCAGTACTGTTTCAGCATCGGCTGATTTGCGGTTGTTCCTTGCGAACGATTCAACTGATCATCATGCGTACGTCAAAGGCGAATACATGTGCGGTCATTTTACTGAGGATTTGATACGTAACGCATCGATTGACGGGATAAGGATGTATCCGGTATATCTGTATGGCAGAGCGGGAAGGGATCATTGCATTGCTGTCGCCGTTGTTGATGGCAATAGGTACTTTATCGAACCGCAAAGTGATGTCTGTTTGGATTATGAGACGTTTAAACGTATTTACAGCCGTTTTTATAACGGTTATCGTATTGGTTCTTGTTTGGAACACACTTATGGGCGTGGATCGTATGTGGTCGGGGTCTCAGACATCGGTGGGGTTTCTGGTAGCTCGTTATGCTAGAGAATGATGAGAAAGAAACAGCACAATACGGGAAAACCGGTTGGAAAAAGCATCGTTCTGTGTTCGACGAAAGAACAGACGCTCTTATGGAGACTATAGGATATGAAGAAGAACACAGTTGAGTTGGCGAATAGTCACGGGTCGTATCTTAATATCAATGGTGTAGACCACTTGGATTTCTGGTCGTTCTATAGCTCAGTGCCGTTAGGTTACAACCATCCAATGTGTGATGCGTTCAAGGTTATTGTCAAGGACGTTGTGGGTTTGAAGTTCGGTATGGGGCACGGTTTGGTAACTGATTTAGAAGAGGAAGCAAGCAAGCGGTTATTGGATACGGCATCGGAGTTCGATACTGTTTGGTTCGCAGCTTCTGGTTCACTTGCTATTGAGAACGCTTACCGGGTAGCGTATTACGCTACTGGTAAGGCGCGGGTACTTACAGACCGCTATGCGTTCCACGGTATACACGGACTGTCAAACTGTTTCAGTTCTCCCGATGAGCGGTTGCTGTTCTCTGATTGCCCAAGTGTGCAGCGTGTGGATATGAATGTACCGATACAAGAGATGGATCCGGCGTTAGCGGGTGTGTTGATTGAACCGTTCAGATCATTGCATGGCGATCATACCGAGTTGGATGTGAATGTGTTGAAACGATACCGGCAGTATTGTGATAGCGTCGGCATACCACTAATATTCGATGAGATCCAGACGGGTTTTGGTGCTACGGGTAGTATGTGGTACTACCAGAAGCTTGGCGTCGTACCTGACGTTCTGGTCTTCGGTAAGAAGGCGCAGGTGGCTGGTATGATGGTGAATAAGAAGTACAGCTGGGTGGTGCATGACTCACCTGAACTGTTCAATGCGACATTTAACGGTGATCTGTTGGATTTGGTCAGGCTAGTATGCGTTCGGTCTGTTATCGATAGTGAGAAGCTGCTTGATCGGGTGAACAGGCAAAGCGAGATAATGAAACGCGAAGTGAACGATATGCGTGGTGTGGGCTATCTACTCGCCTATCCTGTTGAGGATGCTGATGAGCAGTTACGCAAGCACCGAATACGTGATAAGTTCTTGGCGAACCGCACAGCAGATGATGAGCTGATCAAGATCAGACCAAATTTGGCTTTGACTGCAGATGAGATGGATGAGGCAATCTCAATTATGAAGGGGGTGGAATAGGAAAGTGGATCTGTATCTTGATTCTTTGGATGTTGAAATGATTGAACGGTACGCCCCATTCATTAGGGGGGTTACTTCAACACCGACATTTGCACAACGTGAGCGGCTCGAAGATTACGGTGTCGATTTGTTCAAGCAGATATTAGGTGTTTTGGGCAGTGGTAAGACCTTGCACATCTCAGCCCCGTTTTCTACGGTTAAGGAGATTGTGGACTACCTCAAATTCGTTACGGACAGAATACCGCAACTAGCGGAGAAGCGGATAGTGTTCAAGTTGCCATGTACCGAAACGGGACTGCGAGTCGCTCGCCGATATGGGCGGATGTATGATATCGGGTTGCATATGATTTATACGGTTGGGCAGGTGATCTTAGCGAACGAAACACCCGCTAAGTGGCACTATCTACTTGTTGGACGCGGGATAGAGTACGGATATGATATGAACCGGGTTGCCGCACTGAGCAGACGAGCGATGCTGGCATCTATCCGCAGTGCAGACATGGTGGAGCAATTCGTTGATCTGAATATACCGATGACAGTACCACCGCAAGTGCTGGAGGCGCTGACTGAATGCAAGCACACCCGGGACGGTCAGACGAAATTCATCGATGATTTCTTAGCTGGTAATCGCGACGGGTTCACGCGGGTTGATTGTACTAACGTTTGTGATCTTGAAGTGGATACATCTAACGATGCGTACTGGATTTGAGACAGTATGATAACTAAATCATATTTGAGTTCGGAACTGTGAATTGTCGATTTGGTCGATGCGTGACATACCTACAAACCCGATTTTAGATGCCTGAGCGATTGTGGAGGTGTTGGTAGATGAGAGTGGAATTACTGCGTGTTACTGAAGATGGTATCAATTTGATAGCTAATGCGGCACGCGTTACGAGAGAATTGCCGGGCAAGGATGCAACCGATATCGTCGGGCTGGTCGTGAGGAACGATTATTCGTCCGTGCTTGAGCATGTTAGTTTCACGTTCGATATTAGCGGTATAAGCATCGCACTGAGCCGCTGGCTGCTGGAACACCGGATGGCGAGCCATACTGCGAGAAGTACGCAATACAACGAGGAGGACGAGTTCGACTACTACCTGCCCGATCCGGGCGATGTGCCTAACCGCCGTCTCATTATTACGGAGTTCCTTGATGCGATGAACGATGCGAAGATCCATTACAGGGCGTTACGTACACGGGGCGTCAGTCGCGAGCTTGCGAGGTACGTACTGCCGATGTCGGCACATACACGGTATGTACTGACAATGAACTGCAGGAGCCTGATAAACTTCTTCTCGCTGCGGTTATGTGTACGAGCCGCGCCTGAGATGCGAACACTGGCAGAGAAGATGTACGATTACTGCTATGCGGAATATCCTGAGATATTCGAACAGGTGGGATGCCGCGGCGTTACTAATGGTGTGTGTCCCGAGAACGGTGTGCGGCCTGACAACTGCCCGCACAAGCACATACCGACTAAAGCGGAGGTGCAACATGAAACTCTCGCCGCGATTGAAGCAGAAGCTGAGTAAGGTTCGGTTGGTGCTTACTGATGTTGATGGTGTGCTCTGCACTCGCGATTTGTGGCTTGCGGGTGGTCAGGACATTAAACGGTTCAGTGCGTTAGATGGTATCGGCAAGTACAAGTTGGATAAGCTCGGTATTGTGGTTGGTATCATCACGGGTCGTGAGAGTGAGACAGTCAGGGTGCGAGCATGTGAACTGGGTATTGAACTCGTTCGCATCGCTACTGCTAGTAAGGTACGCGAGTACGATATGATCATGGCCGATGGTACATGGACGGCAGACGAAGTATGTTATATAGGTGATGACGAACCGGATACCGAGTTGTTCACTGAGGTTGGGTTGGCGGTTGCACCCGCTGACACATCAATAACGGTACGGTCATATGCGGACTACGTCACTATCGCTAAGGGCGGTGGCGGTGTGCTGCGTGAGGTGGCTGATCTGATCGTTGCGGTACAGGCACAATGCGCATGAACGTAATGCTCGACCCGCATTGGAAGGGTCGTGACGGGGTGCGAGCATATCAGTACGCGAGACTCAAATTAGACGGTACGGTGCGACCGGTGCGGTACGCGGGTCTGTCAAATGTTATCGGTATCATATCGGATATCAGTAACGGATTTGTCGCGGTACGTATTTACAGTGTCACGCAGTCGCGGCTGGTGCAGTGATCGACTCTCATCTGCCTCTATCGTATTGTATTGGAGATGGGAATTTGGGGCAATGTCACGGGTGGAGCCCCGGTCCCATCCCCATATTGCCGTAAGGATTGAGGATATAAAAAGATAAATGGACTTGAACAGGTTGTTGGATTTGAGCATTGAATGCGAGCAGCGGCGGACGCAGCGGCTGCGAGTGGTGTCGAAGAAGAGCCAGGACGAGTTCGTGATTGCAGGCTATGCGAGTGTTGATGTTATCGATCGCACAAACGAGGAGATACCACTTGGCGTGTTACGCGATATGATCAACCGGTTCATGCATGCGGGCGAAGGCGGTTACAAGGTCGTTGCATTCGAGCACGAAACGCCATATCCGGTTGGACGGGTGATCGAATACTACGGCAGCTACAAGACCGAAGTGGACAGTGTCGGGCTGTTCATTGTCGCAGAGATCCGGGGCGATACCGAAACGGGCAAGTTGATGCGGCAGAAGATCGCTAATAACGAGTTCGCATCGTTCAGTGTGCATATCGAGGTGCTGGATAGCGAAGAGGTCTGCGAACAGAAACAGTGCTATACTCGCATTACTAAAGCCAACCTGCTCGAAATCAGCGTGGTGAAAGAACCCGCGAACCAGGCGAGTCATTTCAAGGTCGTTAAGAAACAGCTGGAGGCGTAAATGATAGTTCTCGAAGGCGAAGACGCACAGGAATTTGAAAAGCAGCTAGAAAACCAGAAACTAACCGCTGGGGCAGAAGAACTAATGAAAGGGTTCGTTATGCACACACTTAAAAATTGCTGCTTGTTATGTTCTAAAGAACTCGAAAAGCATGCATTTATAATATATAAACACCGCTTCATTTGCTCATATTGCCTCGAAACGCTCTACTATCTTTTCGCTCGCGATTTCCGCTGTGACGATGCGAGCACATGGATACCGGAATGGGTTGCCGAAATGGAGCGAAGAGTAAATGAGCAATAACGTTAAATATACGCGGCTCAAACTCAACCTGTCCGCACGCGGGAAAACCGATGGTGGCTCTGCTCGCTTGCGTCTGGATGGTGTGCTGTATTTACTTCTGCTGTTCGGGAGCATAGCTCAAATGGCAGAGCGGCTGGCTTGCAACTAGCAGGTTGCGGGTTCGGGTTCCGCTGCTTCCATGTTATATGTGCTTTCTCTTTCGCTGTGGTGTGGTATGGTAGAATAGAGTAGAAGTGGAGTGCTGATAGGATACCCCCCATCTATGCTGTATATATACACGAATAACGGGGTTCTGAGGATGCTCCGATTATGCGGTCTACTGTTGCACCCTTAACAGCTGATTTATGTTCTTGATGATGGAGTGTGAGTAGTATAGTATGGCGGAGAGCGAGGAGCGACCGTTATGGATGCCGAAAGGCAGTGTGCGTGGTTTGATTGCGTTAATGCTCGTGAGCACGGTACTGGCGAGTGCGTTCATGGCAGTAACGATAGAGCAGTGGGTGGTAGAACTTATCATAATGGTGGTTGCATTCTACTTCGGTGCGCGTTCGGCAGAGGCGAAATAGTACCTGTCAAGTTACAGTACCTTGACGCTGGTCTGAAGAGTACTAGATGGGATGTGCATTTCTTGTGGTTGTGAACCAGTAAGGTTTATATATAATGGGTACAATTGTACACACGAAGGTTGTACATGCAGCAATGTGAGATTATACATTTGTACACAAACGGCGGGTGTGGTATGACCTTTCTACTTGAGCTGGAGAGCAAAGCGACCAAAGCATTATGGAGTTTGGAGCATGAGAAGTATGGTGAAGCTGCAGCGTGGTTAGAGGATATCTTAGAATCGATAGAGCAATATAAGTACGAGATGAGCGAGGAGTAATGACTAAACTGATCGACCAGTGCGAGCGGTGCAAGTACTGGCACGCACTTATAGCTCTTGAAGTTGAAGGTATGTATTGCCCGATAGCGGAACGCGGTTTCGAGCCCGATTCGGAAGAAGGCGCGTGCGGGCTATTCGAACAAGCGTAACCTTTATATACAAGTGCAAAAATCGGTAGTTTTACCCCTAAACTACAAGAAGCGGGGGTACGAGCGCACTTCTACGGCGAGATATTCACTCTAATGCCGCCGTTAACACCTCTAAACTTTGAAGTAGAAAGCGAACTTCAATGTGAAACATACCTTTATATACTCGTGTGGTGCTGTTAAATCCGTAAAGTATTTATATAAGCTTTCATACATGCGATTTAAGCGATTTTTATTGGTCTGGGCATACAAACCTACCTGCGCACTGAGAAATTAGATTGTACGCGATATATGGTACCTTAGAAGCGATTTTAATACAAGTGCGAGAGCCGAGATTCACAGTTCCCGTTTTTGTGGGTCGAGGGCGTGGCAGGAATGAGCGACACGGCGAGTTCAGATAACACCACCCGCGGGTGTGGCAGTGGAGTGCAGGTATAGAGCAAATCGTGTTACTAGAAAGTTGTTGTATGTACTATGTTCGTGCTGCTGAAGTGTGTTACTGAGTGCTACTATATTTAAGTTTCGTGTGAAGATAGCAAATAGGCAGCGTTTAGTCGGTATGAGTAACACGAACTTGCTCGTACAATACCCGCGACCCATCAATCGTGTTAATGAATTGCAGTACATGTAGTAGCCGGTACGTGAAATAGGTGTTACTAAGTGTGTTGTGGGTGGCAGTCTATGAGGAGCAGTGAGGTAGCTAGGCATCCCCGTAGGTCTGGAACCTACAGATCCCAGTTCAAATCTGGGCTGCTCCATGTGCGTATAGAGAAGAGACGGTGCGATTGAGATGTTGTGGGTGAAGATCGTTAATGACGGTACTGGTACTGAGCTGGAAGGCAACTATGATGTGCAGGTTGGCATCAATCATTACGTGCTGTATGAGGGCAGGATAGAGGGGCTCAGTGGATGGAAAAGGTTACTGCTTCGTATGTGGTGTGAGCTGTTTGTTGATGGCGAATAGGAAGTAATGTACAAATTTGTGTACCTTTGTTTTTGTACATCATTTCCGCTTTATGTGTGGATGGAAGGTAAAGAATAATGATACAAGAATTAACGATATTGAACGGGCATGTGTTATCGGCGCTCGCTACTATCCCGAACGATACGGTTGATCTTATCGTGACTTCGCCACCGTACTGGGGCTTACGCGATTATGGCGAAGAAACCGTGACCGTATGGGATGGCGATCCTGAGTGCGAGCACGAATGGAGTGATGACATATTTAAAAAACAATCTGGTGGCACAACAAAAGTAATCGTGACACAAAATACCGATGCAAGAATCCATTATGATGTTAAATCTAACTTCTGCTCCAAATGCGGCGCGTGGCGCGGTCAGCTTGGCTTAGGACCTTCACTGGAACTCTACATCAAACACCTGCTACAGATAACCGCAGAACTGAAGCGCGTGCTGAAACCAACGGGTGTGCTGTTCTGGAATCATGGCGATAGTTACGGTGGCAGTTGGCAGAATTATGGGAATACCGAATATTTCAAACGCGGTGATTCTGTAAAATCTTATCCCGTTACGATGAGCGCAACGGCCAAGGGCATGTGCCTTCAGAACTACCGCTTGGTGCTGCGAATGGTGGACGAGCAGGGTTGGATACTACGGAACGCGGTAATCTGGAACAAAACCAACCACATGCCGAGTTCGGTGAAGGACAGATTCACGAACGGGTACGAGCCGATCTTCATGCTCACGAAGAGCAACAAAACCGCTTACTACTGGAACGAAAAGACGGGCTTGATGGCAGATAGACCACCTGTAGAGCGTATAGAAGGCAGAGATTGGGAATGGCGCAGGAAGAAAGTGCCAGTTTCTGAAAGCGGTGCTAACATTGGGGATTTCAATAAAGAGCCATACAAGAATAACAACCCACATCTTTTACGCCTTGATACCGAAGAGGGCGAGTTGTTCAAATACTCGTTCTGGAACTCGTTTGACTATTGGTTCGATCTGGATGCGGTGCGTGAACCGCACAAGCGAGTTTGGGATGAAACTAACGACGGGACTTTCGGTGCACGAACTGTAAAGGGGGGAAAGGATGTGGTACTTGGAGGGACATACAATCACAAAGGCGAATACCCACTCCCTAACCCATCAGGCAAGAATCCTAGCGATGTCTGGACAATGAACACACAGCCGTTCCCCGATGCGCACTTCGCGGTCTTCCCGGAAGAGCTGCCGGAACGCTGCATCAAGTGTGGCTGCCCGCGTGAAATCTGTACGCAGTGCGGAAAGGCACGGGTACGGATAACTGAACGAGATTCGCCTGATGAACACATAAGGAGACTAGATCAAGATAGGAAGATAAGAGGGGCTGGATTTGAATATGTCGAAGGTCTGGGCGGGCAACGTCATCAGGACTGGTTAAATTCCCATCCACAACAGACAATCGGCTGGACGACCTGCTCATGTGCGAACCCCGAATATCGCCCTGGTATCGTGCTCGATCCGTTCTTAGGCAGTGGCACGACCATGAAGGTTGCACGCAGGCTCGGCATGTCCTGTATCGGGATCGAGATCAGTCCGAAATACGTGTCGATGGCGAAACGCGAAGTTGGCTGGAACGAGGGGCTGTTTGGAATTGAGTTCCGTGAATTTCTGCTTTAAGGCATGGCGGTGTGTGTTGTCTATGGGAGAATGCAGAAGGGATTTGGGAAGGGTGAAAAACGCAGCAACGAGCAGGGGTTAATACATGCGTTAGATGTGTTACTAGCTGGTTGTGTGGAGGTCGGGAATGAACGAGAATGAGAGCAAGGATTTACCGGTTCTGAAAGACATTATGGAAATGCATCTGCTGGATATGGGATCCGGTCTGAAGGCGTACCACCCCGTAGAATTACAGATATTCATTGAGGTGAAAAACGCAGCGATTGCGTGGGTGCGTGCAATACGTTTAGCAGAGGAAAACTGTTTCGGTGATTACGGAGCAGAAGTTGATGAGCTCCATGTGTCATGTGAGTACGATGCAGATTGCGATTACATAGAGCAGTGGATCATGCGCTTTTTCGGGCTTGCGGAGGAGGATGTAGCTGTAGCTGAGATGGGGTTCGTGGAGTGAGTAATACTTTCATGTGGTTTTGGTGTCTGAGAACCGCCAATCGTAACACTCTAATGCGATACGTATGCAACTACAACCAGTGTTCAGAAACATAACACTTCGTAATACTTTTATGTACTTTCTGGGTTTTTGGAGTAGATAGATGGGAGAGTATGACTGCGACTCGTATAAGGATCCAGAACTCTGCGCTGTTGGCGCTCGGTTATGGTGTATCGCAACTACGACACCATTTGAGAGCGAGAAATATAAGGATTACGTGAAGCACATTATAGCGTGTGACGAATGCGTCCAAGGACTGGGCCTTGATGTGGAGTTGATACGCGAGAATCTCGATTTGATAATGTCTGCTATCGACAGTAGCGAGGTGAGAACATTGTGAACACCGATCAGAAGATAACCCATGTACTGAAGCGGGTGGATCGCAAGTATAACCCGGATGCGGAATACCGGTTCACGATAGACGAGCTTGTTACGGTGCTTGAAGAGATGTTCGATACGGGCGAGTTGGATGTGGTACCAGTCAAATGAATTTCCAGCATTTGAAGTCGTTGTGGCTACTACATTTCAGTAATGAGGATAGGCTGATCAGAGAGACGCTCGGTATGGGTCTCACTGAAGCTCAGGCGGACGAACTGATCGCAGCGATAGAGCGGCATCCACATGCACAGCTAGGTGAACGGGTTGAAGAGTGTCTGCACGTCCTGAAACGGTTCCAGTAGCTTTTGTTTGTGGTTGTTGGTTTGATGCTCTGTAGGTGAATTAAAGCTATAGGGCGCTGCATATTGCGCTTGATCTCGATTTCATTTCCGCTTTCTTAGGTGTGAGGTGAGAGAGGAGTTGGATACTGAAGTTAAATATAACAAGGCGCAGGAAGATACCGCGTGGGGGTTCGCAGCAAAGGACTATACGCAGCAACAGCTGGAGATGGCGTGTGCGTGGGTCGATACTACGAAGCCGGCAGGCGACCGCACAAAGTCAGATGCCAAGCTGCCGCATCACTTACCAGGCGACGGTAAGATGCATGGCGGCACGTTGGTTTGGCACGGGGTATCAGCTGCAATGGCTGCGTTACTCGGTGCGAGAGGCGGTACGGCAATCCCAAGTGGTGACAGACAAAAGGTGTATAACCATCTGCGTACACACTACGCGGAGTTCGGTAAGAACCCACCCGACCTGAAAAGCACGGGAGGTGTAGAAAAGGATATGGGAGATGAAGTACAAGACGAGCCAGCCGAAGTTGTGGAGACGGAGCCGGTCGTAGAGGAGCCGGTGCCAGCTGAGGTAGTTGAGAAGGCGGATGGATCCGAAGAGGCAGTCGGTTCCGAGCTGGACGAAGCGGTAAAGGCACTAACCGATCTGCCGGAACTGGACATCGATCTGAAAGCGATCAGCAAAGAGGAGAAGGACGAGATCGTTACTATCGTTAAAGCGTACCTCGCGGAATTCACCAAGAAGATACTCGCGGGCGATTACAAAGTGATGGGTGCGAAGCCCGAGTTGACAGAGGAAACGGTCAAGAGCTGGATTAACGATATGAAGACGGCGGTACTCGAAGAGGCGTCGGTATTGATAACGAAGTTGGAACTGGACAAGACGAAAAGCGCAGTCGAGGATGTGCGGAAATCAGTTGGCGAACTGGATACGAAGATTGAGTCGAGTGTTGTGCCGATCGATGAGCGGTTGAAGAAGTTGGAGTCTATTCCAGTTGCACTCACTAAGAAGCACATGAAGAAGCCGGTGGATACTAATGAGACGGACTATGTACACCGGCGGGGCGAGACATACGTCGATCCGTTCTGAACGGCATTTCCATTTCTGGGTTTGAGTAGGTGGAGGTAGAGTAAGTATGGCGGACTATGTAGATGGCTTCACGGCACTGGAAAGGGTACTTGTTCATGGCGTCAACACCATGTCGTTCTATGCTAATTGCTCTGTTCATGGCGGACAGGCAGTTGGTCTGTACGGCTCGGGTACTACGCTATATGTCACACCGGTACTGGGCACAGACAACCCACCGATTGGCGTTGCGATCTTCGGCAACAAATCGGGCGGGTTGGTTACGGTCGCGAGTACTGGCACGATCTGCTACTGCAGAGCATTGACCAACGTTTCAGCAGGTGATATGGTCGGTCCCTCGAATACGAGCGGCGGGTTCATTGCAGCTAAAGCGCCTGGCGGTAATACATCGTACAGTCAGAACAGTTCAGTCAATCTTCGCATAACGGAACATCACGTGCTGGGCTATGTACTGGAGAATATCGCAGCGCTTGGTGTCGGCAGGGTATATGTCAACCCGATGCTGGTTTCCGTATCGAACCTGTCAACGAACTAACTGAATTTGGCATTGATCTCCATTTTTCGGTTGAATAGGAGGTAAATTGAATGTCTCAACTTGCGAGAATGTTGGATTACATTCGTACCAGTGACGGGCAGGAACGCGAGCGTAAGCTCAGTAAGATAGCGCATGTCGTTGAGGTACGTGTTGGCGCAGGTGAAGCGGACAGGGTACGTAAACTGCTTATGGGTGAGGGTTCGGACAGCACCACGCTGATCCAGGAAGAAGTGCATAAGACGATCTTGGAGGGTGCGGAACCCGCTCAGTGTATGCGTAACGTACTGCCGAAAATCACTTGCAAGACCAGCTCGTTACGGTACGTTACAGGCGGTACAGCTGGTTATGCAGATGAAGTGAGCGAGGGCGCGGAGATACCGATCCATAACACGAGCTTCTCGAAGACCGACTTCGTCATCAAGAAGATCGGTGTGCGACCGGTGATCACACGCGAACTAGTAGAGGACGGGCTGTTTGATGCGGTCGAGCACGAACTGCGCAAATCAGGTGTGCGGATGGAGAACAAGTTGAACCGTGACGCACTCGCGGCAGTTATCGGTACGAGCGCGCAGAACCAGAACGCGTCTACAGACGACCTCGCGCATGTGACTGATCTCACAGACGCACGTGCGAAAATATGCTCAGCGAACTTCCATCCGGATAAGTTCGTGATGCATCCCGAGTACGAGGGTTCGCTCCTGAAGGATACCAACCTGGTCTATGCGAACTACGCAGGCGGCTCTGAAGCTTTGCGCAAAGGCACAGTCGGTACTACACTCGTCGGTTTGAAACCCTACGTGTGCGGTGTTACCACGGCGAACGGTTCATGGGACTTCAGCGGTACTGCGGGTGATGTCGGTGCGGTAGTCTTGGACTCGCTGAATGCGGGTGCGATTGCGATCCGGCAGGACATCAAAGTAGAAGAGTACGATGATGTCATTCACGATCTGGTCGGTATGGCGATCACTATGCGGTACGATGTCAAAGCGTTGGAGAATTACGCAGCCTGCAAGATCAGCTGCCAGTAGTCGTGCGGCGATGTTTATTTTGTCTTTCGGTATTGGTTTGGTTAGGGAACGGGGTGGGAACAGATTATTATGTTAGACCATAGAAGTGAGGACGGGCGGTTGCTCTGGCGTGAGACTGAACGGATCAGGAACCGGGGCATTGAGGACAGGCATGCAGTGACGGAGTCCGAACGCGACTTCGCGGGGCTCGAATTCCCGCAGGGTTGGGGTAAGGACCGGGCAAGTACCTACGAGATAGATACGCGTCAGGGCAGGAAATTCGATATAAGGACTCGTCCGGAAGTTGGTGATTGAATTGATGGTAATGGGGGGAACACATGGCGACAGGTGAGGTCGATTTACAATCGCAACGGCGTGTGGAGAACGTATCAACTGCAACAGCGCTACCTGGCTATGGTGTGTGGCAATCCGATATTTTTAAGCTCCAACGCGGTCAGAGCAGGATGAAAGGTTATGCGGTAAGCGATGTCAATGGCGTGTTGGTGGTGCAGCGTGACAACAAATCGTGGGAGCCCAATCTTGAGATGCGATATGATGTGAACGTGAAGCCGCAAGTGCCAGACCGTGTATTTTTTTACAATACATCAAGTGCGGCGTACACGGATGAAACATTAGATGCTGGCGGTTTCGGTACGAACGATGTGTACCTCCCGCCGCAGGAGCCAGTCGCAGGTGATATTTTATATATCGGGTCGTACATGCGTATCGCGAAGTTGAAGGTGGATGTGGGTACCGCAGGTGAGAATATCAGCGAGAACGTGCAGTCGGTCGAGTGCTATAACGGTTCGTGGTCGCCTGTGAGCGGGCTGACCGATAACACGTCGCTATTTGCGAACCTGGGCGAGAATTATGTCACGTTCACGTTCCCGGTCGACCAGGCGCAGGTCGCCGTAAATGGCAGTTACACGATGTACTGGCTGCGGATACGTAACACGTCATGCTCGATGATTGGTACGAAACCGCTAGCGAACCAGATATGGATATATTCGTTGGCGGCTGCGGTGTTCGATCTGCCAGGCTATACATATAACCGGCTAGTATACACGAACACGTCGGCGGATGCGCAGAGTTATTTCCGAGCGGTATCATTTGCGGAGGTGATGAGTTAGATGACCATTAGCGTAACGAGAGTAACTGACACATTAACACTCGTGAAAGCGATCTTAACGACCGCGACAGGGTCAGCATCGGAAACGACCACGGAATCGGTTGATGGCGCGATCAAACGCGTCGTGACCGTACCACAAGGCGGGGTGGCGCCGGACGCGAACTGGGACGTAACGATAACGGACAAGCACGGTGTCGATTTATTAGGCGGCGAAGGCGCGAACCGCGATACTGGCGGCACAGGTGCGACGGAAGATATTATTGTAAGCGATCCGCGAGTAGTAGTGGGTCGGTTGACGTTTGCAATCGCAAACGGCGGCAACAGCAAGAAGGCCACGGTTTTTGCGTATATCGAGAAGACCGTGGCGGCCTCTTCTTCTGGCTCGAAGATTGCAGCGATACTGGTGAACACATCATCGATTTGCGCGTATACCGATACCGTTGAAAACAACCAGTCGACGGTGATCACAAACACGAGCAGCTTGCTTGCGAACCTTGCAGTGGTGGCAGGCGACATCGATTTGGCATTAACGAATTCGAGTACGCTAGTCGGATTAAATGCGCGAGAGCGGTACTGCATTACGAAATTCTCGTTACCCGATAATCTTGTGCAGATAACGAACGCATCCGCGTTAGGCACGTCGGTGACTTTGCCCCGAGTTGATTTAGCGGAACTGCCTTCGGGCGCAACGATAACAGACGCATTTGCGTTATTCAAGTTCCGAGTTGTGGGTGACAGTTCAGGCAGTGTCAATAAGCTGAGCGGTGCGCAATCGATCCAGGTAAAGGAGCACGATGCGGGCTCGTACACCAATGCGATAACATTCGAAGATGATGAGTTTCGGGTGAACGCATCAGGCGAAGCGCCGGGCGATTGCGTCGTGGGCTCGTTGGATATCGCATCGCAAGTGGCCAAGAACGCTTCCTACGATTTCCAGTGGACTGCGGGCTTGAGCGATGGCGCGACCCTTGATTTCCGTACAGTACAGTCCGGTCTTTGTGTATGGTATTCCGTCTAAGGTGTAGGTAAGTGTCGGTCGCAAGTAGCGTCATCGAGTTATTACAATGCCCACCTCAGGGCGGTGGCGGTGTTGTAGTACCCGCAATCGTCGGTGTCGAATGGAACCATAACACCGATACGTGGCGTCACATCGATGAGTACGGGAACACAATTTCGAACATCTCGTCGTACCACTTCGATAAGCACCCGATTTGGGGCAGTATGAAACGCTGCACGTTGACCGCAGACGGCACTGCCACGTTCGGCGCGAACGCACGCGGCGACGGGCTCGATCTCACGGGTGCATCGGGTCGCGTCATGGTACATATCCCTAAGTTCTGGTACAAGACGACCAGCCCGTCAACGAACGTGTATCGTTGGTGGGTATCGACTTGTTCTTATGAAGGGTTCGCAGTCTACCCGGCTTTTTATCAACGTGGCGGGGTTGAGCGTAACCAGATATACCTCATGGCATACGCAGGTGACTTCGACTACGATGGTGCGGACGAGGCTTACGATGCAGCACACGAGAAGCTGCACAGTCGCACGGGCGCGCAACCGCTGACGGGCGGCACATCAACGAACCAAGCGTTCTGGCGCATACCGATAGACACCCTAGCGAACGAGCCCACAATTGGTGATGTCGTTGCGGGCACCGCGGGCGGATTCATTATCCAGGATTACCTCAAGACGGGGGGGTCATGGGGCGGCGGCGGCGCGGGCGATACCGCGCTCATCTGGCTACGTAAGCCGAACGATGATAGCTGTGGTATTATTAATACTGATACGCTCACGAATA